TTATAATTATTATTTACAAATGATAAGAGATGTTACCGGGCTTAATGAGGCTAGAGATGGTAGCACACCAGATAAAAGCACATTAGTAGGTTTACAAAAACTTGCAGCACAAGCTTCTAATATAGCAACTAAGCATATAAACAACGCTAGCTTGTATTTAACTTTAAGAATATGTGAAAATATATCTAAAAAAATAAATGATATGTTAGATTATCCTTTAACAGCTAATGTATTAAAAAATAGTATTTCAACATTTAACACAGAAACTTTAAAAGGATTAGAGCAAATAAATCTACATGATTTTGGTATATTTTTAGATCTTGAACCAGACGAAGAAGAAAAAGCAATGTTAGAACAAAACATACAAGTTGCTTTAAGTTCTGGAGGAATTGATTTAGAAGACGCTATTGAAATACGTCAAATACGTAATTTAAAATTAGCCAACCAAATGCTTAAAATGAAACGTAAGCAGAAGCAACAATATGCTAGGCAAATGCAAGCAGAAGCTTCTCAGCAACAAGCACAAGCTCAAACTCAAGCTAGTCAAGCTGCGGCAGAGCAAGAAGTTCAAAAGCAACAAGCTTTAACTTCTGAAAAAGTAAACTTTGAACAAGCGAAATCTCAGTTTGAAATACAACGCATGCAAGCAGAAGCTCAAATAAAAAGAGAGTTAATGTCTGAAGAATTTAACTACCAAGTACAATTAGAGCAAATAAAAATGCAAGCAGAAACCGGTCGTGAAAAAGAAATAGAAGATCGTAAAGACAAAAGAACAAGAATAGCAGGAACACAACAAAGTGCTATGATAGATCAAAGAAAAAATGATTTATTACCTACTAATTTTGAACAACAAGGGCAAATGGAAGATCAATTTCCAGTTGCTTAATTATTAATTATTTAATTATATTATATTATGGCTGAAGAAGCAAAAGAACCTGTTAAGCAGGAAGGTGACTTTAAAATAAAGTCAAAACCTAAAAGTAAAAAACCAAAACAATTAGCAGTTTCTGAAAAAGAAATAGCAAAAATTGATTTATCTAAACCAGAAGCACAAGGTGAAATACAACCCGCTGTTGCTAAAATGGATTTAACTAAAGAACCAGAAAAAGTTGTAGAAGAAAAACCAGTTGTTGAAATTAAAGAAGAAGTAAAAGAAGAAACACCTATACAAGTAATTGAAGAAATTACAGAAAAGGTAAAAGAAACTCCTATACAAGAAAAAACTCCTTTAATTGAAACTCCTAAACTACCAGAAAACGTAGAAAAACTTGTAAAGTTTATGGACGAAACTGGAGGTACTGTATCTGATTACGTTGAATTAAACAAAGACTATAGCTCTTTAGATGATAATCAAGTATTAAAAGAGTTTTACAAAAAAACAAAACCACATTTAGATAACGATGACATAGGTCTATTATTAGAAGACTATCAGTTTGATGAAGATTTAGATGAGGCAAAAGATATACGAAGAAAAAAACTAGCTTACAAAGAAGCTGTTGCTCAAGCAAAAAATGATCTTACTAAAATGAAAGATCAATATTATGCAGAGATAAAAAACAGACCTGGCGCTAACCCAGAACAAGCTAAAGCTACAGATTTTTTTAATCGTTATAATAAACAGCAAGAAACTATAAAGCAATCGCAAGAGCTTTTTAAACAACGTACTAATGATTTGTTCGGATCAGAATTCAAAGGTTTTGATTACTCTGTCGGAGACAAAAATTTTAGATACAAATTAAAAGATCCTGCGCGTGTTGCCGAGACTCAGAGTAATATTGAAAACTTTGTTAATAAATTTATTGATAAAGAAGGAAATATTTCTGATGCCGCGGGTTATCACAAAGCTTTATATGCTGCGATGAATGCGGACAAGCTAGCTTCTCATTTTTATGAGCAAGGTAAAGCTGATGGTGTTAAAGCTATCGTTAAACAATCGAAAAATCCAGCTACAGACACACCTAGGCAGGTTGCCGGAGGAGATGTTTTTGTGGGTGGAATGAAGGTAAAGTCTATTAGTGGATCTGATTCGTCAAAATTGAAAATAAAAAAACGAACATTTAACAATTAAAATTTAGAAAAAATGGCTTTAAACCCACAATTTGGTAGTATAATACCAAGTCAACAACAAGAGCTTTTACAATCTAACTATTTACAGTGGACAGATGCTGGAGCTGCTAACTTTGCAGATTTTGCACAGCAGTATTTACCAGAAATCTACGAAGCTGAAGTTGAAAGATATGGTAACAGAACCTTATCTGGATTCTTAAGAATGGTTGGAGCAGAGCTTCCAATGACAAGTGACCAAGTAATTTGGTCAGAACAAAACAGATTACACATTGCTTATGATATTCCAGCTGCTAACGTAGTTGCAGGACCTCCAACAGTATTAACACTGCCAGGAACTGTATCAAACGTTGTATCAGCTAGAGCTACAGTAGTTATCTTAGATAACTTTGGTGGTGAAGTAAAATGTTTAGTAGTAGCTTCTACACCTGGTGTAGGTGGTGCTATAACAGTTGAACCTTACACGTCTACTTGGGCTGCTGCTGGATTAGCAGGAGATCTTAAGATATTCGTATATGGTTCTGAATACTCGAAAGGATCAGTTACTTTAAACAGTAACGGTGGTGCTTCTACACTAGCGAACAATGAGTACGTAAGTGTTGAACCTGCTTTCACGCAATTTAGTAATAACCCTATCATTATCAGAAACAAGTACACGGTAAATGGATCTGATACAGCTCAAATCGGCTGGGTAGAAGTTGCTACTGAAGATGGAACTGGAGGATACCTTTGGTATTTAAAATCTGAATCTGAAACAAGATTAAGATTTGAAGACTACCTAGAAATGATGTGTGTTGAATCAGAAGTTACAGCAGCAGGTTCTGCAGTTGCTTTAGGTGCTTCAGGCGCTATAGGTTCTCAAGGTTTATTTGCAGCTATCGAAGATAGAGGTAATGTACAAGTTGGATTCTCTGCCGCTACAGGTATTGGAGATTTCGATGGTATCCTTAGAAACTTAGATACACAAGGTGCAATTGAAGAAAACATGTTATTCTTAGACAGATCTACGGCTCTTGACTTTGATGATATGCTTGCAGGAATTTCTGCAGGATTCAATGGTGGTACTGCATTTGGATTATTTGAAAACTCAGAAGAAATGGCTTTAAACTTAGGTTTTAGTGGTTTCAGAAGAGGTTCTTATGACTTTTACAAAACTGATTGGAAATACTTAAACGACGCTTCAACTCGTGGTGGAATGGTAGGACCTCAGTCTATTGAAGGAGTATTAATTCCAGCAGGAACAACAACTGTTTACGATCAAATTTTAGGAACTAACATCAGACGCCCTTTCTTACACGTAAGATATAGAGCTTCACAAACTGATGATAGAAGAATGAAATCATGGTTAACAGGTTCTGTTGGTGGTGCATTTACTTCAACTCTTGATGCTATGGAAGTTAACTTCCTATCAGAAAGATGTTTAGTAACTCAAGCTGCTAACAACTTTGTATTATTCAAAGGAGTGTAATAACTCAATACTAATGTAATTCTTACCCTCGTTATATCAACGGGGGTAATTATTACTTTTATAAACTATTTAATTATATTATATTATGGCTAAAAAAGCTAAAGCAGAAGAAATTATTGAGGTTGCTCCTCAAGAGGTTGCAGTGAAAGCTGCGCCAAAAAAACCAGCTAAACCAAGCTGGGAAATAAAAGATAGAACTTATTTACTTAAAGGAAGTAAATCACCTTTAACTTTTACAATACCAAGCAAACATACTTTAAGACATCCAATGTTGTGGTTTGACAATAAGACAAATGAACAAAGAGAATTAAGATACGCTACTAACATGAACAGTCCGTTTCGCGACGAACAAAAAGGTGAAGTAACTTTAGGACATATTACGTTTGTTGATGGAACATTAAGTGTTCCAAAAGAAAAAACAGCTTTACAAAAATTGTTATCTTTATACCACCCAATGAGAGATCAAAAATATACTGAACATAAACCTGTTAGTATAGCGCAAGATGAACTTGAAGATATTGAATGGGAAATAGAAGCATTAAATGTTGCTAGAGATATGGATATTGATTTAGCAGAGGCTATTGTAAGAGTAGAATATGGTTCAAAAGTAAATAAAATGTCTTCAAAAGAATTAAGAAGAGACTTATTATTACTTGCTAAAAAGAACGCTAGATTGTTCTTGTCTCTTGCTGCTGATGAAAACGTGCAGTTAAGAAACTTTGCAATTAACGCGGTAGAACATAACATTATAAGAATATCACCAGACCAAAGATCAATTCATTGGGCTAGTAATGATAGAAAATTAATGACTGTTCCATTTGATGAAAACCCTTACTCAGCTATTGCTGCGTGGTTTAAAACAGATGAAGGAGTAGAAGTATTTAAGTCAATAGAAAAAAGACTAAAATAATAATAACAAGGGCGGATTCGTCCGCCTTTTTATTAAAACACAAATATAATGGTAAACGTTAACACAGTATATCAAACGGTATTATTAATCCTTAATCAACAACAAAGAGGTTATATAACTCCTGATGAGTTTAATAAAATTGCTACGCAAGCTCAACTTACTATGTTTGAAGCTTATGCTAGTGACTTAAACCAACAATATCGTTTACCGAGTAATGATACAGAGTATTCAGATAGAGTAAAAAACATTGAACAAAAATTACAATTTTTTCAAAAAAATACTGTAATACCTTATGATGCAGGAAATTCTAATTTTCCTTTATTAAAGACTAGTGATCCTGATCAACCGTATGTTGTAGGAACGCCAAACGTTTTATACAGATTAGGTTCTGTATTTTATAAAGACACGGATCTTGGGCAATACGTTCAACCTAATGAGTTAAGACAATTATTACTTTCCCCTTTAACTCAACCTACAGAAAACTTTCCAATATATACTTACGTAGAAGACGTAGTTAAAGTATATCCTAACACTATAACTAATGATATATCTATATCATATTTAAAAAAGCCTAACAATGTTCTTTGGGGTTTTACAACTAATAGCGTAGGTGCTTTTATATATGCTGTAGGTACTTCAGTTCAATTTGACTTAGACGTTACTGATCAAGATGAATTAATAATGAGAATACTTGCTTACGCAGGTGTTATAATACAAGACCCAACTATCATACAAACAGCTTCACAAGCTGTAGCTAACGTAGATGCAAACGAAAAAAGTTAATAAGATATGGCAACACCAAACGGTGGATTAATCACCGAAACAAATCAACAATATTACGCGGGCGCGCAGGGTTTTACAGTAACAGCAATAGCTGGACAAAGTGATTTTACATTCACTTTTAATACTAATTTAATATTAGGTGATTATGATCCTGCTAATGCTGATTATGCTTTAAATAATTTTAAATTATACTCTAGTGTAGACGGTATAAACTACATAGAATACATATCATCATATAGTATTGATAGAAATGTTATTTCTTTAGCAGCTCCGTTACCACAAAACAATATATTAGTATGTCAATTAAAAACAATTGATGGCGGTAGCTTTGGTAACAGAGATGCATATGGCGTTACTACAGAACAAAACTACGGAAGTTATGGTTATGTAACATTAAAAGATGTTGTCAATAATTTTATAGTAGGTTATGTTGGAAAAGATAAATTAATATCAGACGCTAAAAGAACTGATATAATATTTCATGCTAAACGTGGATTGCAAGAATTTAGTTACGATACTTTAAAATCTATTAAATCTCAAGAATTAAATATACCACCCAGCTTAAGTGTTATATTACCACAAGACTACGTTAATTATGTTAGAGTTTCAAGAATAGATGCTTTAGGTGTTAAAAGAATTATATACCCATCAAACAATTTAACTATATCTCCTTATGAAAATCCAGTACAAGATAATTTAGGTAGTCCAACTCAAGATAACTTTGGTGAAAATACAGAAGGAACTTCATTAACTGAAATGAAATGGAAAAGAGGTAATACTAATTTAATAAATGGATTACCATCTTTTGGTCTTTATAACGAAGGTTTAGACTGGGCAGGTTATAACTGGGGTTTTGGTGGTTACTGGTATTGGGGCTGGGGAGAACAATATGGAATGTCTCCGCAATATGCTCAATATAACGGATGGTTTAACATGAATGAAAGAGAAGGTAAAATATCTTTCTCAAGTAATTTAGTAGGTGCTTTAATTGTATTAGAATACATCTCTGATGGCCTTGCTTATGATTTAGATAGTAGAATACCAAAACTAGCAGAAGACGCTTTATATACTTATATTTCACATGCTATAATTTCTACTAGAATTAACCAACCTGAGTACATTGTTCAAAGACTTAGACAAGAAAAAAGTGCTAAATTAAGAAATGCTAAAATAAGATTATCAAACATTAAACTTGACGAAATAGTTCAAGTAATGAGAGGTAAATCTAAATGGATAAAACGATAACACATGCCACAAATAACTAATACGTTTCTAAAGTCTAAAATGAATAAAGACTTAGATTCTAGAATATTACCAAATGGCGAGTATAGAGATGCTCAAAATCTACAAATAAGTAGATCAGAAGGATCAGAAGTAGGAGAGTTTGAGAACATATCAGGTAATACTGAATTAAGAAATTTATATACTGGCGAAAGTAGTAAATTTATAGGTCAGTTTACAAATGAAACATCTGGTGATATATTTCTTTATAGTTCTGGTTTTACAGAAGATAATATATGTCCTAGAGATACTGTAGTTTATTTTGGAGGATTTGTAGGTGGTAGTAGTGATACTTTTACAATAGAAAATTCTTTAGGTACCCAAATTGATCCTAGCGTTTTAGGCATAGAAATAGGTATGTTACTTTGGGGAGATTCATGGGGTCCATCTGGTTTACCTTCTGGAGACAACGGTTTTGAAAATGATGTTTTAGTTGAAAATATAACTTCATTTCCTAGTGGAGAAATTCAAGTTAACGGTCCTTTACCTGCTAGCTTACAAGTAGGTGATGAAATTTATATTGGATATAATAACACTATTCATAGATATAATCCTATTAGTGATTCTTTAGATTTATTAGTTAGAGGAGATTTTTTAAACTTTAGTCAAAAAAATAAAATAACAGGAATTAATCTTATAGATGATTTATTATTTTGGACAGACAATAGAAATCAACCTAGAAAAATAAACGTTAGTTTAGCTAACCCTCAATCTTTACCTTCACCAACTCATTACGTTAATGAAGATCAAATATCTGTAGCAAAATATTATCCATACAGAACACCTTTAGTCTTAGAAGATGTCGTAAGAAATGCAAATGGAGGAGCTCAAGCAGTGAGCCCTTTAAAAGGTTATGTTTTAAATATTGTAGATACTTCAGGTATAAAAATAGGTGATATAGCTACAGGTTTTCCAGATCAAGGAGATCAAGAACTATGGAACGTTATTTCAATTGAACTAAACGTTAGTGTTACAATTTATAATAACTTTAAAGATGGAGACTTTGCAGCAGGCATGTCACCTGGCACTTTTGACGGTGCAACTCAAAAAGCGCTTGTAAGTTTTAAAAGACCATCTTCAAAAA